CTTGGTATATCGTGGCTATTAATTGGGCTAGGCACTTTGGTTGCGCTTGGTGTATTTGCTTGGGGATTTCTTAGGGTTAGACGTTGGATAAAAACCCGTAAAAAATGAAAGTAGTAGTATTGAAATTCAGATATTCTAAAATTAATAATACAAAAAAGTTAACAGATCAAGTATTAAAGGTTGTTGCCTACCTAGCTAACAGGTATGGATATGACCCTAAATTAACTAAGACTCATGTAGGATGGGCAAATGATGATTTCTTAATGAATAAACATACAATAAAAATAACCTTACGTAATGCGTAGAATAATACCATACTTAGCAATAGCAGCTTTACTAGGTTTAATTATATACTCACTAGAAACATATAGACGAGAGAACCCTATAAAGGTAGAGCCAGTTGATTGGTATATTCCTTGTGAATCTACGATAAATTAAAATAATTTTAAATTTTTATTGTTATTTGCTTGTTGGTTTAATATAAATAGTTATATTTGTCTCAGGCAACGAAGCCGAAACGAAAAAAACTAAGATTATGAGAACGATTGAACAACAAGACAGAATATCAAGAATAGCACAAGACATCTTTGAAGATAAGTTTACAAGCGAACTATGGCACTTTTCAACAGAACTTGAGTTGTCAACTCTTACCGAGTTCGAGTGTCATAGTGAGATGGGTTCGTTTAGAATAACAATACGACTAAACGAAAAGCGTCAACCTTTAAAACGTACATTTAAAGCTGAAAAAATTTAATTATTGAATATAAATCTAACGGGGGTTAATAGCCCCCACATTAAACCTTAAACAAAGCAACATGAAACTAGAACACCTACAAAAAACCTTAACAACGTGCATAGAATACCACGTACAAAGAGGTAACGATACAAAAGTAAAGCAACTACAAGCCAATATAGAGAAAGTGGCTAAGAAACGGTTAGAGGATGTAAAGGACTTTAACGGGCTTTATTTAGGATAAAATAATAAGGTATGTATAATCTACAAACAGCGTTATACTTGGATTTAATAACGGTTCAAGAATTTTACAAGGGTTTAAAAGAACTCAGTAAATAAAGCCTAACGCTTAGTATATGAGCCTGTACTTGTATGGCTTATATACATTGTTACAGGCAGTACGGACAAATTAAAATAGAACAATGAAAAAATATAGAATACTAAACTTATATGCTTGCTTGGGCGGAAACCGTTACAAGTGGGATGAAGTTGCGGACAACTTGGAAATAGTAGCTGTTGAACTTGACAAAGATTTAGCGGAAATGTACCAAGAGCGATTTCCTAATGATACCGTAATAGTTGCAGATGCTCACGAATATTTGTTAAATCACTTTAAAGAGTTTGATTTTATTTGGTCATCTCCGCCTTGCCCTACTCATAGTAAAGTAAGAGTTAGCCAAAAAAATAGAGAAGAATTTGACTTTAAATTTCCTGATATGAAACTTTATGAGGAAGTTATTTTTTTAGATAACTTTTTTGGCGGCAAATGGTGTGTAGAAAATGTGATGCCATATTACGAACCATTAATACAAGCACAAAAAAGGGGTAGGCATTTATACTGGACAAACTTTAGATTACCTAATAGCTTAAATGAAAGGAAACAACCAAAAAACTTTATTATGACTGGAAGCAAGCCAAATGAAAACTTCCACGAAATTGATTTAACAAATTATAAAGGCGAACAAAGAAAGGATAAAATAGCTCGAAATTTGGTTGATTACGAAGCTGGCAGAACAATACTTGAAACGGCTATTGAAATACAAAGGCAAAGCAACACCAAGCAAGTAAGTTTGTTTGATGCACTAAATTAGTATTGCCTGTAACTATCAAATAAAAAACATTAAACGATTTAGTAAGAAACAACATAAACAAATAAACATGAAAGAAGAAAACAACAACAACAACGGAAGCGATTTTTTGCAGGTAATTTCATTGATCGGAACTGTCGCACTTGGATTATATTCGATGTACATTTTATTCGGCTAGAGGGTAAATAATTAAAAATATGAAAGGATTAAAAGGATATACATATCTAGGAACTACTAAGATAGAATGTTATGTAGTAGGAGAGTACTTAGACGCTAACAAAGGAAGCGGAACACTAACAAGGCTAGTAGTATTATACAAGGATGGAACTTTTGGAGACGTTAAAGCTGCAAAGTTCTTTACAACCAGTCTCTAGCGTGTGTAGTAAGTAGACTAACTAACTGACAATCAACAGTAATTAGTATAAATAAATACATAGAATAGAACCATAGTTAAATAATTAGTATATTGCAAATATGAAGATAGAGAAAGTCAAAATATCAAACATCAAAACAAATCCTAACAATCCAAGGGTGTTAAAGGATGATAAATTCACAAAGCTAGTACAATCAATTAAGACGTTTCCTAAGATGTTAGAAATACGTCCTATTGTCGTTAATGACGATATGATAGTACTGGGAGGCAACATGAGATTGAAAGCGTGTAAGGAAGCAGGATTAAAAGAAGTACACATAATCAAAGCGTCAAATCTAACAGAAGAACAACAAAGAGAATTTATTATTAAGGATAATGTAGGCTTTGGAGAATGGGATTGGGATATGATCGCTAACGAATGGGACACCGAAGAGGTAGAAAGTTGGGGTTTAGATATTCCAGTATTTGACAATGAGGAAGAACTAGAAGCCGAAGAGGATGATTATGATGTTCCAGAAGGCGGTAGTGAAACGGATATTGTATTAGGAGATTTAATAGAGATAGGAGAACACCGTTTGCTTTGTGAAGATAGTACAGATTCAGACCAAGTGGCAAAGCTAATGAATGGTGAGAAGGCTGATATGGTATTTACTGACCCGCCTTATGGAATGAAGTTAGATGCTGATTATAGTGGGATGAAAAGCGAAATATTTAAAGGTGGAATTGGTGGCAAGAAATATGATAATGTAAAAGGAGACCACGATGATTTTACTGAAGAATTAATTAATACAATTTTTGCTTGTTTTAATGATTGTAAAGAAATATTTATATGGGGTGCTGATTATTTTGCAGAATTATTACCTAATAAAAATGATGGCAGTTGGGTAGTATGGGATAAAAGAGCAAATGGCAATGATGATATTGAAGAGGATAAAAGTTCTGATAAAATGTATGGCAGTACCTTTGAGTTATGTTGGTCTAAGAATAAACATAAGAGAGATATTGCAAGAGTTAAATGGGCAGGTATATTTGGGATGCCATCACAAGACACAAAAGGTAGAGTTCATCCAACACAAAAGCCTATTGAATTAGCTAATTGGTTTTTTAATAAATGGGGTAATGATAATGATTTAGTTGCTGATTTATATTTAGGAGGTGGAACAACAATGGTAGCGGCACACCAACTTAAAAGAAAATGCTATGGTATGGAGTTAGACCCTAAATACTGCCAAGTAATAGTAGATAGAATGATGAAGCTAGACGAAACACTAAAAGTAAAAATTAATGGAGAAGATTATACACTGCCAGTATGATGGTAAAGAAGGGTTTAAATTTAAAGAAGGAGGTAAGTGCTTCACTTACAATAAAAATCAAAAGTCAAAGCTAAAGGCATACGAATTAGCCTCAAATGAAATGATTAAAGCACAGCACGATAAGGATAAATAAACAGAGAAATAACAGAGATTCTAATGTCAGATAAACAAGATAATTTAATACCATTTAAGAAAGGCGAAAGCGGAAACCCCAACGGTAGACCAAAAGGAAGTCTAAACAGATCAACTATAGTTAAGAGGTGGCTATCAGCATTAGAGGACGCTAAGAACCCTATAACGGGAGATGAGCAAAAGATGAGCCAAGAGGACATAATAACCCTAGCACTCATTAAGAAAGCCCGTAAAGGAGATACAGCAGCCTATAAAGCGTTAATGGATTCAGGTTATGGTGCGCCAAAGCAGGAAACCATAATAGACGCAGTAGTTACAGATGAAAAAAGACGGAGCATAAATTGGACGAAGAACAAATAGAAATAGACCTATCTGAAAAGTATCTGCCATTTATGGAGGTGTTAAACGGTCAACATCCCCAAGTAGATACAATATGTATAACAGGTGGTAGAGATAGTGGTAAGTCTTTTGGGGTGTCTTTAACCGCCTGTGAAGCTGCAAACACATTTAACCATAGAATACTATACACTAGGTACACCCTAAAGAGTGCAGAAGATAGTATAATACCTGACTTTACAGAGAAGATAGAGCTACTTGGTTATCAAGATGAGTTCCACGTAACAAAAGACAGGATAACAAGCAAGCACAATGATAGTAAAATTGTGTTTAAAGGGATAAAAACTAGTAGTGGAATCCAGACCGCTACCCTAAAATCATTGAAGGATTTCTCTATGTTTATTGTTGAGGAAGCTGAGGAGTTCCCAACATATGATGAGTGGGATAAGATACAACTAAGTATTAGAGCAACAGACGTACAATCATTGAACGTATTAATACTAAACCCTACATCTAAAAAGCATTGGATATACACAGAACTATACCGTAAGCATGGAATAGAGGACGGCTTTAACGGTATAAAAGGTAATATACTATACATACATACAACGTACTTAGATTTAGGACAAAAATACATAGCCCCTAAGAACTGGCGTAAGTACGAAGCTGCTAGGATAACACATGATAGGTTAGAAGCACTAAGCAAAGAAGATAGAATACAATGCAGCAAGGAC